CTGCAAGGCGGGAAACATCATCAAGTGCGAGGTTCCGGTGCGGGTGCCGCCTGTGATCCGCAATGATGAATATGCAAACACGACAGACAAGTACACGGAATCCACCACGTAAGGAGGTGAGAGGATGGCGGCAATAAAGCTGGTTGACGGCCTGGGGAAAACGCTGGCGAAGGTCGGCGAGGATGAGGCCCTTGTAGACAACCAGCATGACAAGACGATCAACAACAAGCCGCATAAGCTGGTTACGTCTGCGAAGAAGGCGGAAACAGGGTATGTGGCCACGGAGGAGATCGCCCAGCGGGACGTTACGAGCGTGCAGATACCGGCGACCTTCGCGGGGCTTGAATCCGTCTGCATCCCGGTGCGGATGAAGAATCAGCTGTTTGAGATCGAGGAGGTCAACGAGCAGGACGAATATGTTGAGATCACGGCGAAGCATATATTCTACCAGCAGCGGAGGAATTACACCCTGTGGAATCCTGTGATGGGGATGAACTACACCGGTGCGGCGGCCTGCCGGAACATCATGGCCAACGCGATCATGGACATGGGTTTTGAGGTGGCTTCCGACTGCGGGGATGAGGTTCGGAACGGCGATGTGATGGACTATGCCCGGAAGAACATTGTGGAGGCTTTCCTTGATCCGGAAACGGGCGTCTGCGCCATGTATAACCTGTCTATGGTCCGGGACAATGACGTGTTCTACTGCCTGAAAGAGGTAGGTTATGACCGGGGCATTGTGATCCAGGATAAAAAGAACATGCTGGGGGTTCAGCGGATCGAGAATATCGAGGAGACGGTGACCCGGGTGGTTCCCTACGGAAAGGACAAGGACGGGGAAATCGTATGGATGAACCACGACGGGAAAAAGTGGCTGGATTCCACGCACATCAACGACTATTCAAAGCCGAAGGTCGGCCTGCTGGACACGCGGCTGCAGATCGGATCGGACGGAGTGACGGAGGATAACATCCAGGCGAAGCTGCTGGAGAAAGCGCAGAAAGCCTATTCGGATGACCACATAGACGCGCCGGACGTGTCCATGACGATTCAGTTTATCTCCCTGGGAGACACGGAAGAATACGCGCAGTACCGCGGGCTGGACAAGGTTTATCTGTATGACATCCTGCACGTCAAGGATGTGGAGAGGGGATACAGCTATTCCGCGGAGGTGGTCGGGGTTGAGCATGACATCCTGACGGGGCGGCTGAACTCTGTGACCATCGGGAAGCTGGTGGATTGGGATGGAATCCGGAAGGTGATGACTTGGCAGGTCCCGGAGATCAATGGGGACAGCATCCGGCTGCATACCATCAAGGAGGGCGCATTCAGGGCCGGGGCTGTGCGGTCGAACGATATTGCCAACAATGCCGTGACGGCGAACCATTTCTCCAATTCTGCGGAAACGAAGGTCAAGAATCTATGCGTTGAGCAGCTGATTGTCGAGAACACTTCCCCGGACGGGTTACTGAATACGCGGTTCCAGGTCACCGAAGGCCTGATTCAGAGCGAGATCACGGACAGGGCGAATGCGGATGCGCAGATGGGCACCAGGATCACGCAGAACTCGCAGGCGATCACAGCAGAGGCCACGCGGGCAACAGCCGCAGAGGGAACGCTGGACGGGAAGATCGTGGTTGAGGCCGGGAAGATCTCGCAGATTGTCACCGCCGTCGGCAAGGACGGCCAGGTTTCGGCCGCGAGCATCGTGCTGGCGATCAATCAGAGCACGGGCGATAGTGAGGCGAAGATCGATGCCGGGCATGTTTATATCGGGAATGAAAAGAGCACCACGGTTATTGCCGGCAAGCTGACGGCGAACGATATTACGGCTGCATTTCTGCAAGCAAAGATCAGCGAAATTGGCGCGTTGTCATGTGGATCAATAGATACTGGAACTATTGACTCTGAAGGATCAGTTTTTTGCTCAACGGTAGATTGCGGAAACGTTGTCAGCGACACGATATGGGGATATGACAATTTTGTAGTAAATGCTTCTGTAAGCGGAGACACTCTCACCATAACAAAAGCAAACGGAGATACGGTAACTTTTAGCAAGGCCATCAGCTCCGCAACGTGGACATGGGCTGGTGGCGCACCAAAGGTTACGTTAAGTCCGCAAGATCAAACTTTTTATGGCAAGGCTATTAATGGAATAACGTTTACAGGGAAAAAGACGTGGGCAACGAACTATAAATCATTTACTCAGAACTTCTATTGTTATGATGAAGCCAGCACTAATGTGTATACAGAAAATCTAACAATTAACACAGCGGATTCGTATAACTCCGGGTTTTCTGCTGGATGGGATGCGGCGTGCGATAAAATATCACGGAGTGGGAACACAATCAGCGGCCCGAAGAAAGGCACTTCGTCTGGAGGCAGTGCAGGAAAAACAGAAACAAAATACACAGCGACATTGAACCTTGCTGTATTTGAACAAGCAAAGCTCGATTGGACACAATCCAAATATAGTAAATCCTCATTGACAAAGGAATCATATACATATTCTCGCTCCAATTTGGCAACTTGGACAGGACAAATTAATTATGGAACTGCCGCATCATCATACTACACCGCATCGTCTTTCACATTTACGCCGTCAAAATATACAGAGTCGACATATACGGCAGAAAAAGTTGATTACACGCCAGCGAAATTCACTCAAGCATCATTAACATGGTCATAAAAGGAGGGTCAACATGGAGGATAGGTCTTACACGAAAGAGGAGATCATTGACATCACGATCAAGCTGCTGGGGCAGATCAAGGTGCCGGCAGAGGAAGCACGGCAGATCGCTCTGCCGATCCAGGACGCACAGAACAATCTTCTGGTTGTGATGGAGATGATCCAAAAAGAAAAGGAACTGGCCAAGCAGGAACAGGAAAAGGTGGACGTAGCCAAGGAAGCGATGGAGGTGGAGGAAGATGAATGAGAAGCTGACACTTGCGGACGGAACTGAGCTGGTGGGCCACGGGATTGAAACCGAGGTTCGGCTGTTCCTGTACATTTATGAGCAGACGCTGAAGGACGTATTTGACCTGATGATCGATCCGGAAAAGATCAAGACGATCAAGTTTGATCGGTACGGCGAGAAAGGCAAATACAGCGGCTACAAGCGCCTGGTGAGCGTGAGCGAGGAGCGTGGCGGGATGATCTGCGCCTGCCTGAGGAAATAAGGATGGAATACTGGATTAAAACGGATCTGAAGCAGCTGCCGAAGGTTGAGAAGCTGGCTGGGGTTATGTTCACCCAGGACAGCCGCGCGGACAGGATCGGGGCGCAGGTGTATGACAATGGTGAGCCTGCTGTGATCAGCGGAACGATCCGTGCAAACATAGTAAGGGCGGACGGGGTGACGCTTTCGGCAAACGGAGAGATTGCTGGCAACCGGGCATCCGTGGTCCTGCCGGATGAGGCCTATGCTGTACCCGGGAAGATCGGTGTTTTCGTAAAGCTGATCAACGGCACAACGGTTGCCACGCTGGGCGGCATTGAAGCGTACGTACATAAGAGCATGTGAGGTGAATGCAATGGCTGTTTTTGAAACCTGGATGAAGAGTGATCTCAAAAAACCGCTGAAGGTGAAGCCGCTTACCGGGAACCTGTTTTCTGCTGATAACCAGGGGAACCTGATCGGCGTGGAAGTAATGGATGGCGGGAACCCGGCTGAGCTTTCCGGCAATGTGACCGGCTATGCAATCCGGGCAGACGGGGCAACGCTTACTGTAAGCGGGACACTTGATGGAAACAGAGCCAGCATCGTGCTGCCAGCTTCTGCTTATACTGTCATCGGGCACATCAGCATTGTCATTAAGGTCGATACCACAACGGTCGGGGCCTGCACATCGTATGTCTATCAGACAACGACAGACACCATTGTAGATCCTGGGAGGGTGATCCCGTCCATTGCGGAGCTGCTGGCGCAGATTGAGGCGTGCAGGACTGCCACGACGAATGCGAACACAGCGGCATCCAGCGCCAATACTGCCGCCGGGAATGCGAATACCAAAGCCGGATTGGCTGAAGCCGCTGCAGGAAATGCCAATACTGCCGCAGGGAAGATCGACAATATGACCGTGGAAGCGACAACGCTTTCGGCGGGATCACAGGCAACGGTATCTGTTACAGAGGAAGACGGGCATAAACATATTGTGTTCGGTGTTCCTAAGGGCGAGAGCGGCAACGAAACGATTGACGATACTGCCGGAACCGGAGACACGGACAAGGTATGGTCAGCGGACAAAAGCACGAAGGAAGTTACTGACCTAAAGGACGCTTTAAACTCTTATGAGAAGTATTCAATAGGTAATGAAAATTTGCTTGCTAATGCAGGGTGGAATGAAAACTATTCCATATCTGAGTCTGGTACTATTACATCGAATACAAATGCACACTATACGGATTTGATCCCTGTCGAAAATACAGAATACGTTTTATGGTATAAAGCTAATGGTGTGAATAATAGCACACGCATACACGGGTATGATTCAAATGGAACGTGGCTTAGACAGATAGCATTGAGTCAAAGTGGGACAAGCATCTCTCCGATATCGGTTAAATTGAACTTTGCGAGTGATGTAAAGTCGATCAGAATCTCAATGAATAAGGTGGTCAAACCGATCATCCTTTTGAAAACATACAACGGGGAAGATTTATTCACTTGCATTTCTGGCATTTCTGAGATATGTGCAGATGTTGAACAGACGAATGATCAAGTGGAAATCTATGCGGATAAAGTAATTGGAGCAAAGGAAATTGTCAATGAAATTACATGGGTAGAAGGATATTCCATAAAAGAAAACGGCTCATTGGAAGCGAATACATATTTCCACTATACAAATCAAATTCCGGTAAAAGACGGGATTTATGTATATACTTATGCGGGGCCGGGTTCAAATCAAAACACGAGAATTCATGCATATGATGAGAATGGGAATTGGATCAAGCAGATTCTTCTTTCAAAAAGCGGAACGTCCACAACACCTATAACGGTGAACATTCCATGCAGTGGGTATAGTTACATCAAAATAAGCACGGCAAAGTCGGTAAACGTTATAAGTCTGATTACTCCGCTACTTATCGCATCTTCTGAAGGTGGTCTGAATAGCATCGGGCTACATACTATTCCGGAGAATGTCGGTGTATTGAATGCAATAAAAAGGGCAAGACAAATGACCGATGTTGAATGGATACCCGGTGCGGATCTTCTTAGAGCTTTTATGGATACTGGAAATACTTATCTAACATCGCATTCCCAAACGTATCAGGGGAAATTTGAAGCCGGGAAAAATTATAAAGGACTTCCGTATTCAGAAAGGAACGCTCCCTATAGATGGCTTGGTATAGAAGTACCGTTGGAAGCGTTTTGCAGTGCAATCCAAAAAGAGAACAGCGTTATTGCAAACGAAAGCACCTATTCTAAGTATGGGGCAGATTATTATGGTAGCGTATGCACATCATTGACTTGTTATGCTTTGGACCTTCCTTATACAGTTTCAACAAGGTACAACAAAATACCCGGAATGTCTTATGTAGCAACGGTGAACAATAATCTTGATGTATCTGTTTTGAAACTTTGCGATATTATCCAGATATCCGGTCATTGTGCGATAATCACCGACATTTACAAAGACGATGTTGGACGGGTCACATATATTGAAATATCAGAGCAAACGAGACAAGGCAATTCAAATAGAAGCCGCCTAACTGGTGAATACGGAAGTGTGTGCAGAAGAATTACCATGACGGTTAAGGAGTTTATCACTTGGTTCTCAAACTTTTATATATATCGGTATTCATATATTGACAGGGTTGGGTATCGTTCATGCCCTTATGTGCCAATGCCGGATGAAGGGAATCGGATTTGCATTCATGATTATCCGCTGATGCCATATATGGGTAACAAAACAACGTATGGAACAGGAAGCGCGCCAACTGTCAAGATTATCTTTGACACAGACGCATATACAACCCTTGTGGTTTACAAAAATGGTTCATTGTTTGGGAAATATAATATTGAAAACCAGACATATTATAATGTTGTTTGCGATACAGATGAAGCAAAATACACAGCTTGCCTCGCAGTGCTTGACGGAAATCAAGATATCAGTTACAGCACACAAACTGTAGAGTGGTATTGCAGACCGCATGATACACCTGTCGTATCTGTAAGCAACAACAAAGCAACTATATCCGTCACAAACAGCGGAGAATTCAAACCGTATTGCGTCATCATTGGGACAACTTTTATTAACGGAGATTATACAAAGCTGTTTGATAGTGATTATACAAAAACAACCAATAACAATGAAGTGACATATTCATTTGAAATTCCATTTGAATATGCAGAGGCGAAAGATTGCAAGCTGTATCTCCGGTCGGAAGAGTGGGGCGTTTGCGAGTATAACTTTACGGTAACACCGTGAAGGGTTTCAACCAGACCACGCTGAGTTAAGTGACCCTTTAGTAAGTAAAACCTGATAACTTAAAGTGTTCTTTAAGTTGCACGAGCGGTGCCGAAAGGTTAAATGTCCTCCTGCGTCACCTCCTAACAAGGTTTAATTCTGAGGAAACAGCCGCAAATTGCTGAATGATGATTAACCGGAGGAAGGGGAAGCCATGAACAGTGCAAAATATGTAGACGATCTTGTCGCCAGACTAAAGGCTGAAGGGAAAAACAAGACAGAGATTGTCTTGGCATCTGCTGAAGCAGAACTTGGTTGGAGTTATGTTTGGGGTGCAGTAGGGGCACAGTGTAACCCGTCAAAAAGGCAAGCATACGCTAACAGGTCATCTTGTCCTGCTGGTGAATCTGCACTTACCATCAAGCGTTGTCAGGTGCTGAATGGGAGCAGGTCGTCTTGCGATGGGTGCAAATGGTACCCGGGCGGGGAGCGTACTCTGATTGACGATTGTCAGGGGTTTGTCAAGCAGTTATTGAGCCGTGTTGGGATCTCCATGGCCGGCGGCGGAGCATCGTCCATGTGGCGAAATGATGCAAACTGGCAGGGGAAAGGCGAGATATCAACCCTGCCGGAGCGTTTGTGCTGCATCTTTTGGCAGAACCCAAAAAACAAGAGCGTTATGGAACACGTTGGATTTTACATCGGCGGAGGCATGATGATCCATTGCTCCGGTGAGGTGAAAAAGGAAAAATTGTCCAAGAAAGCGACGCATTGGGCCGTACCGAGGGGCCTGGAGGGAGGAGATCTGCCTGTGACGCTGCCGACATTGAGAAGGGGGAACCGCGGGGAGTATGTGACCCTGATGCAAACAAAGCTGATCCAGCGAGGATATGACCTGGCACCGTATGGAGCTGACGGGGCTTTCGGAGCCAAGACGGAATCCGCAGTGAAGGCCTTCCAGATGGACAACGGGC